ATTATTTAGGAGCTCGCTTAGTATCGTATTAGTTTTTAACCCTCTTCCAATTGACCTTATGTGGATTGGATATAAGAGGTTGAGGTTTTGTCTGGTTTGGCACCCAGATGTGCCTTCCCGTGAAAGTTAGCTATTTTGTATTAGTACCTTTGTGTCGAGTTATGGATGCTCGACTGCTTGTATCTGTTTGGAGCAAGTTATAATATGAAAGTGAATATGTTTACGTGCCTAGCCACTTGTTAGCTATGTTTGCAGTACATTCATAGACTATGGCCTACTGAGATCCGAAAGGTGTTTGGTAGGTAAACATTAGGTTATACTAGGAGAACACGTTTACCTCTATCGTTAGTAATTGGCAATGTGGGAAAGTACGAGTAGTTAATTATTAGCTTTGGGAGAAAAGTAAGTACAGGGACACCTTCCCTTATTGGCTTACTATGGGCCTATACCCCTGAAAGTAGGATTCTTTTATTATATGCAGACAAAATGGCTCAATGTAATAAATGTTCTTTGCCCACCGGCATTACGCTGAATAAGCGATTTGAATCGATGTGGAAGCCCCACCCAAGCGACTATGAAGTCGTTAAAGAAGAAAAGAGGCCTTATATAAGGCGTTCTGTGTGGGATGAAGTTGCTCCTGCACTGAAGTGGGTAAAGAGGAAGCCGAAAGTTCCTCAATTGACCTTCCAAGAGAAGAAGGTTATTGCGTCTGAGCACGCAAAGATTTCTGCTTCGTTAACGAAGCAAGAAAGAGCGAGTGCTAAGCGCCTCGCTTGGAAGACAACTAAGCAGTTGAGAGCTGCTTACTATGAAGGACTTCGGGTTGATATTCCCGATTTTGAGGGGGATGAAATATTTCCCCCTTTTTCGATTAATGGGCAATTCGAGTCCTATGCTGATGTCGTGCGTAGATCGTACGAAAAGTGTACGGTGCGCGTTAAACCTGCGCGAGTTGAGCCGGCAAAGTGTATTTGTGCGGCATGTAATTCTGTTGCTGCAGTGCGAGATCGCCTTACTAAGGCGTATGAGGCTCGTGTGGAGAGGCGCCAAGTTGAGGCGCAGAAGCGCCGGGAGGAGCGTCGTATCCGCAAATCGCTGTGGAGGAAAAACAGGTGGTTTAAACCAAGACCTGTTTATTACGCGCCACCTGAAACTCATTGGGCGCGTAAGATTGCTCAGCGACTCTCTGATATAGAGAGTCAAGATGAAGAGGAGGAAGAAGTCCCAGATTCTTGGGAGGATATTCCTCTAAAGCCCTTGCGATCGCGTTTAACACGCGAAGAACGTGATAATATCGCGTTAGCTGAGGCTGAGCGTTTATACGGTAGGAGACCGTATGTTGAAGATTTGAGTGTCCCGATTGAGCGGGATCCTGAGTTGTTGGGACGATTGCGCAATCGGATAGCTGCGTGTCGGGCTCCTGTTGTGCGAGCTGTTGTTAGCGTCGCTGACAATTTTAGGAAGTTGACGCAGATAGTTTCTGCTCCCGTTGTTCTTGCTACAAAAGAGCAAGAAATGCAAGAAATTGAAACAGCGATGGAAGCTATTGAGTTGCCTCGTATGGTGACAGAGATGGAGCGAAGTCCGACCGATGTCGTTCCAAATGTTAGTAAGGCTTCTAACGTTGTTCTTCAGGAAGCTCTTCCTGTAGAAACAGAGAATATTGGAGCGGGACTTGGTAATTTGCGTCGTTTTTGTGAGGCTGATACTGTGTGTGTTCCAGAAGATCAGGATCGTTGGTATGAGGTGGCAAGTTTTGATTGGAATACTGTTGATACTCCTGCTACGATTCTACAATCATTGAAGCTACCTCATGATGTTATATGGAAGGTTGATGAGCATGGTGCTCGAACTATGCGTGAGCATGTTATGAGTAATGAATTCCGTATTCGGCAATATATGATGAGTGATATGGTTGTTCGCTGTCGAGTTAATGCTACTCCTATGCATATAGGCCAATTACAAATGGCGTGGTTTTATCAAGCTGATCTGGATGAGCATTTTGACTTACGTAAATCAAATGAGAGTTGGTCACAAACTCATCACATTCTGGTTGATGCAGCTGATCCTGAACCTAAGGAAATTATTATTCCGTATCGAAATTTCAGGAGTTATGTAAATATTTATCCTCGCGATGATTTAGCCCCATGCGCATATATAGGCACTTTAATTATAGGTGTATTGAATAAATTGAATACCAGCACCACTAGTTCTAATAAAGTTCATTGTGTTGTAGAATTTCGATTTCAAAATTGTCAGTTAATGGGTATGATTCCACCGAGTATAGCGTCGCGTAAATTTACTGCTGAAATGTTATCTGCTGCTATGGCTGGATATACAGCTTATCAAAAAGTTAAGCAAATTATGGCTGATAATAATAGAGATCAGCTACCTAATCCAGCGCAACCGCAACAGGTAGTAATTACTGCTTCAGGATCGTTAAGTACAGGTAAGAATGATATTGAACCTGTTATACCATTGCGTTTAGATGCGTTAGCGCAGACACCGCATCCTGAATTATTGCAGGATGAGCAATTTAGTGTTAGTGGAGTTGTTTCTAAGTTTGGTTTTGTTAAGACTGTACCTATTCCCGCAACTTTAACTGCCGGTTCCTGCCTTGTGTGTTGGGAGGCAGCTCCCATATTAGAGAAGTCTATTTATGGTACTACTGTTGTGGACGGAACTACATGTTATAGGTTGCCTCCCGTTGCCGTTGTGTCCCAGTTGTATACTTGGTGGCGTGGCGATATAGAATTTAGATTAGATTTTATAGCTACGCAGTATCATTCAGTTCAATTGTTTATTTGTTGGATTCCCGGTTATTTAGGTAAATTAACTTATGAGGAGGCTAAAAGTACAGCTGGTGTCACTTTTGATGTTAAAGGAGGACAAAATTCTATAGTAGTTAAAGTTCCATTTATTGCTGATAAACCTTGGTGGCCCCATAGATATAGTAGTGGGGTTGATAAAGATGAAGTTAAGGCTCCAAGCCAATTTTGTATATATATTAAGGCGCCTTTAACTTATAATGGTACTATCTCTAATACTATTGATATGAATGTATATATGCGTGGTGGTAGTAATTTTGAAGTAGCTATTCCGTGTCAACCTACTATAGGTCTTAGTTTTGAAGCCGCATTTAAGAACTCCACAGATGATTATACTGCTGCTTATAATGGTTATTATCCTTGGTATGTAGGTACTTGGAATGAGTTCGAAGGAGGTAAGTTAGGTATTTTGCGTTATGGTCCTGTTACGCAGCATATTGCACAGTTTGTTAGTTTGAAACCTCAATCTTATTATAGAATTAAAGACATTAATGCTGCACGCGGTTTACGTCTTTTATGGTCAGATCCTCTGCAAACTTGGTATGACGGAACGCAAATAGTTTTTGTGCCTATTGATGTAGATGATGGTTATGGATTACGTTATTTGGGCGTAATATTGCAACGTCCCGGTAACCCTGATGATGAGAAGAAGCTTCAAAATTTCTTTTGTGAACAAAAAGGAGGAAAATGGAACTGGCGTAAAAAGCCTGATTATGATCAGTGTATTACATTAGGGGATACTAGTGGTAATACGTATTATAGTGGGAGTGGAAATTTGACTCTTGTGCGTGAAGAGTATAAGTTACCTACTCGAGTTTCAGAATCTGATTCATATGTAATGGTTACAGAGAATGATACTCGTGAGAAAGAAGGAAGTGGCATAACATTTGAGTCTCATAGTATGTCACAAGCGTCTGTTGTTACGTATGGCGAAGATCACAAAGATTTTAAGGATCTTTGTAGACGATATCAATATTATCACTATTTTGGATTGGGTAAAGCAACACCTCTATTAGCTATGATTGATTATTCGTTTCCTTTATTACCTCAGGGTCTTACTCTTGATCCTTTAAATTCAGATTTCCAAAATATGACGAGGGATGGTATTATACCCATTTTACTTAGTGGCTATAGATTTTATAGGGGTGGATTAAGGTTGAAATTTTTACCTAGTATTACTGAAATGTTAATTTATCATGTTCAAATAAAACCTGATCGGAGGATGACGTTTGCACAAGGTAGAGCAGGAGGGAAAACTACTGCTGACTCTACGATTCAACATGGTTATGCTAGTGCCGTTCAAAGTACGTCCGTTAATCCAGTTTTAACAGTTGAAGTTCCTTTTTATCTTCCAGGTAATCAGGGTTTATTGCAGCGTCCCTCTGTCAATCAGTTGACAAATGATGAAGTATCTCGTTTCTTCTCACTTGGTGAGGTTTGTGTTAGTGTATCTTTTCCTAATCCAAAAGCGTTGGCAAATATGTTACCATCTATGACAGTGATGTATTGCTTTGCTGACGATTTTTCTCCGAACACATTTCAAGGTTTTCCTCCAATGTGTTTTATTTCTGATTCTGGTAAATCCGCGTGAATTATTGTTTGTATATATTGTAATTGTTATATATTTTAAGTCTTAATAGATTATTTGTATATTCTATTTTATTGTTTGTTTATTAATTGTAATATTAAATTTATATATCAACCATGTCAATTCCTAGTGATTTAAGCACCAATGAACAGTGGGCGAATGATTTTGTTCAGCAAATGCGTAAAGCTGGGGGGATGTATTTATCAAATGCTCTTACTGGTTATTTCGCTTCAAAGAAAATTGAAATTGAAGAAGAAATGATTCCAAATTTAGTAGATGCTACTATTAAAGCTGCTTTTAGTAATGTAACAGTTAAAGAGTATGTAGACACTTATCAAAAAGCTACAGAAATTGTAGCAACTTGTGCCGAAACTTTAGGAGACGGTATAAGTTATGCCCTTGCTATGCAAGATGTCACCGTTCTTGCTCATACCTTCGTGCTCATCATTGTTAAGATGATAGGCATGCAAGGTGTTTGTTCACGATTATTGGCGGCAGTGATAACTCGATGTGTGCGATGCATGTTGAAGCAACAAAATGAAAAACTTAGGACTGAAGGTCCTTCCGAAGAAGCTTGGGAAGGAGTCTCGCAAGTCCTAACTGCCTTTTGGCAGATGATTGCAGTTGCACGAGGAGTTGCTGTCAGCCCACCAAAAGATATGAAGGGTTTGGCTGCATCCGTTTTTGACGGTTTAGGCTCTGTTAGTAATAAAACAAGAAGTCTACTCTTATTCTTTTCTAATTTGTGTGGTGTGTTAGCCCATCTCTATGAATGGTTTATGGATAAAGTATGTGGGGTGTCAATGCTTCAACGTATTACATATAGAGATGGAGGTGTTATGGTAAAATGGACTGAGGAGGCTATTACACTTACGAATCCTGAACGTGAGAACCAAGTTTTGAATGATTGTCAATGGTTTGCTCGCTTAGTTACAGCTGATACAGTAGCAGATTATCTTGCAGCAGAGATGAATAAAGCAGGATGTAAGGATGTACCTCCATTGTTTTCTCAGTATAAGAAACGTTTGTCCATTTTACGTCAGAAGGGTTTGAATTTGGGAGTTGCTACTGCTTATCGACCTGAACCTGTTTGCTTATGGGTTTCAGGAACGCCTGGTATTGGGAAAACATATATGAAAGACGAAGTTTGTATAAAGTTGCTTCAATCAGTTCATGTGGAAACTACAGGTAATGATATTTATCCGATGAATATGGCTCAAAAGTATTGGACTGGTGCAGAAAATAAGCATGTAATTTATTATGATGATTTTGCTACTGTAGAAGATTCAACGATTTTGCCTGAAAGTATAGGTCAGTTTATGCAATTAGTTTCAGATAGTAGATTCGCGCCCCCCCAGGCTGAATGTGAAGATAAAGGTAAAGCATTGCGCCCACTGTTAGTTTATGTTAATGCTAATGAGGAAAATCCAAGTTTTAATTGTTTGCGTAACCCCCATGCTTTTCAACGTAGGAGACATATCTGTGTAGAAGTAAGATTAACTCATGAATTTTGTTTACGTTTTGGTGATAAGGCTAGTTTAGAAACTAAGGGGGCTAAAGCTTGGCTTAAGAATCATATGACGGAGGATAATCCTACACCTCATTTATTGTATATATTTAAAGATCCTGTTAGTGGTAAGAATTTGTCTGATCCTCTTGTATATAATGTATATATGCCTAGATTAGTTGAAATGTTCCAGGAGCGATATATGGAGAGTAATACTACATATGAGAAGAAAATGGCAGCGTATAGAGTTCTTCAAGATGATTTGTGTGATCAACCATTGCAACAGATTTTGAACATTATAACATCTAAAGCAAGTGCTGAAGCTGGAGTATCTGAAGCGTGTGGAGTGCGTGAGTATTGGAAATTGACAACTCAACATATGCAAGATTCAGGAGCGAGAGCGTCAGAATGGTTGAAATCATTTTTCATGGATAAAGAAGCACCCCAGGGTCCGCCGCAAACAGAAGGTGAAGAAATGCCTAGTGTGGTGTGTTCGTGTCACCCCCTCATTGCTCTTAATATTGGGGAGGATGAAAATGGGGAAATTGTGTGGATACACCATGCTACGAAAGAAGGTAGACCAGCTCATTTGGAACCGTGTGGTGAGCACTGCCGTATGAGATTGTCTTGGTGGCGTAAACGAGCTGAACAGCGAGCTCGATCGAGAGGGGATGTTCGAATGTTACAGTGGTTATCTAAAACTTGGGATCGTATGGATGGTGTATCTACGTCTACACAAACTAATATTACTGCTCCTATAATGGACCATGCGGCGGATATATTAACAAAACATTTTGAAAAATATCTGACACAACGAGAGTGGCCAATCAAGTGGAAGAATGTGGCTATAGGACTTGGAATGGTTACAGCTATTTTTAGTGTTTTAGGAGGTGCCTATTATTTCTTTTTCCGTGAAGTTAAATCAGAGGAGGCTCCAACCTTAGATGTGTATGCCGATTATAATACTATTCGGCGTTCTGAAGTGATTTCATCTGGAGATATAGGGACTGCGCGAGGGCCGGCAGTTGGAGGTATTCGCCCAAAAGTGTTTGCTTCTCAGAGTTTGGAAACACCAGATAAGAATGCGGTGTTTAGGAGTGAAGGCCCTCGTGAAATTTTAACTCTTGTTGATCGGAATATTTGTTACTTAGTAGCATCTGGATTTGATAAAGCCACTGGGCGCGAGTATAATGGTCTTACTATGCGGTGTTTTGGTATTTGCGGACGTTGGATCATCATGTTGAAACATTATATTGCAAAATTGAATAGAACAGAAAATTTACAAGTTCAATTTATTAACAGTTGCGGTACTAAAAATCAAACAATAAATTTTAGAGAGTGTAATCATAAAGCTCTTTTAGATAGTGAAATTATTTTAGTTGAATTACCGCAAAAGATTTCTGCTTTTAAAGATATTAGGAAACATATGATGACTGAACGCTCTGCGAAGACTTTGGGGTCGAAAGGTGTCTTATATGAAAAGGCATTGGCGGTTCCTGGTACTGTTTTTGAAGTCCAAATTAAAGTTGCAAAAGAATTAACATATTATGATGAAAATGTGCCTTTTACAATTCCCACTGTTTTTACATATAAGTGGCATGATGCTGGAAGATGTATGACACCACTTATTTCAAAATTAGGATTAGGTCACGCGATTATTGGTTTCCATATTTGTGGTGGTGCTGGGACAGGTGCTGCTGAACCAGTGATTGCTGAAACCTTTAGTATTCTTGGTCAGCAATTTGATGTTGAATTAGTAAATTCTGATTATATTGATATTAATAAGACTTCAAGAATAGTGCTGGAGGGTGATATGCAGCCCGAAGGTATTGCTAACAGTAAGTATGCTGTTCGACCCTCTGAAAAGACCCAAATTGTACCCAGTGCTATTCATGGGTATATACCACCTGTAACAACACCTGCACCGCTTACGCCTAAAGATGTAGATGGTGAATTTTCACCATTAATATCTGGCTGTAATAAACATGGAATGCCTCCGAGTGGATTTGATAAGGATTTATTGAAGCGTGCACAACAGCATTTGCGCGAGAATTATATGAATCATTGTTTACCAGCGCGTCCTGAAGTGGGTGTATTGTCTGAACAAGAAGCGATAGTAGGAATACCAGCTCTTGATGGTTATCAGGCTATGGAGATGTCAACATCAGAAGGTTTTCCATTTACAGGAATGCGTACTATCGGTGAAAGTGGGAAAAGGCGCTTATTTGACATTGTAGAAAATGGAGTGTATCGTGAAGTTCGAGCGCTGGATCCTGCTTTGCGCCGAGAGTTGGATGAGAAAGCTGCATTGAGAGATGCTGGCATTATTCCTTTTACTGTTTTTACAGATTGTCTTAAAGATGCGCGTATTAGTGTTGAGAAATTTAAAATTCCTGGAAAGACGCGTATTTTTAGTATAAGTCCCACTGATTTTACAATCCAATTTCGACAATACTTTTTGGATATACTAGCTTCTCAAAAACAGAATAGATTACAGTTAGAACATATGGTTGGTATGAATGTGCATAGTATGGAGTGGACAGTGCTTGGTCGTGCAGTCCAAAGTAAGGGTTCAAAAATTCTTTGTGGTGATTATTCCAATTTTGGTCCAGGACTTGATAGTGAAGTGGTACGATGTGTTGGAGAAGTCTGGGCAGATTGGTATGAAAAACATGAACGTGACCAAGAAGTAGACGAGAAGGAACTCCTAAGAAGGCGTCAAGTACGTCTTATAATGTTTGAGGAACTCAGGCATTCTGTACATTTGTGTAAAGATATATTTTATCGTGTTTGTTGTGGATCCCCGTCTGGTGCTCCTTGTACTGTAAATATTAACAATGATGTAAATAAAATGTATATTTATATGGCCTGGATGGAATGTTTTAAAGATAATCCTTTATATAATAATATGGTATCATTTAATCATCATATAGCTTTGTTTGTGTATGGAGATGATTTAATTTTAAATGTAAGTGATGAAGTAGCAGATAAATTTAATAATGAATTTTTACAAAATTTCTTTGCAAAACATAATATTCGTTATACTGATGATACCAAGGGTGATACGATTAAGAAATGGGGCACGTTTGAAGAAGCGTCCTTTTTAAAAGGGAAATTTACACCCCATAAAGAGAGGCCTTTTGTATATAACTATAGTTTAAGTAAGGCTTCTATTGAAGATTGCGCTAATTGGATACGCAATCATCCAGATCCCGTTGCAGCCACCCATCAAGCTGTGTGTGATAGCCTAATGTTGGCATATGGAGCGGGACGAGAGTATTACGATGAACATCGTCGTAAATTATTGGCAGCCTGGTTTGACGTAACAAATGAACCACTTGTATTGTATACATATGATGAAATGGATGCAATCAGGTATGGTTATGAGTTTGATGCTGAGAATGCGTCGTTAGAAGATCTACTCAAACAAGAGCGAGAATGGAGACAGAAGATGTTTGAGGCTCGTAATCAGGCCAATAATATAATGCCGCTCATGACTGAGGCCATACAACAAAACTTAGGCCCAGTACCCCGTGATGGAGTTCTCATGCAAATGAGAATAATGAAAAAGTTACAAGATGCGGGGGTTAATTGTGAGCGAGGTCTCGCTATTATGCAAGACATTTTGGATAATCACACAGAGTGAAGAAATTTTCACCCTTCAATTCATTTCCGATCACTAGTATGAATTGATTGTAGGTAGGACGCTTTGCGTCCATTAGGCCATTAATGCCATGTACATATCCCGTCTGCTCAATATGTAGAGTAGTCGAGGCGCGTGGGCTTTGGTAATCCACGACCTGCGCCACCTTAAGTGGCGCTTGTAGTTAAGTATGACATTGTAGACTAG